CTAGATACTCTTTGTGAGCTAGATACTCTTTGTGAGCTAGATACTCTTTGTGATGCTGATGGAGGATTACCCCAATTATAAATGTATCCAACAGTTAAAATTACAGCAATAATCACTACGAGAACTATAATTGTAATACCGATTATCCATCCAACGGATAATTTGGCCATTTTTTATAATATCTTTGTTCAAGTTAATATTTAGCAACTTTTTATTTTCAGTAACAATCTTTATTGGATTATTTGTCAAAAATCTAATATTTCTGTCAAGGATGGATAAATAACTTTGTCTATTTTAAAATTACAACAATAATTGTAGTACCCACTATCCAAATTCGGTTATTTTATATCTAGAAAATAATATCTTTTCTCAAGTTAATTATAACATTTATTGGGATATATTTTCAGTAACAATCTCTATTGCATTATTTGCCAACTCTAATATTTCTGTCAAGAATGGATAAATAGCTTTGTCCATTTCAAAAGCTTCCCAATTAAAGCAATTATCGATAGCCTCTTGACAAGATATCATATGTAGAGATAGATTATTATAATCGTATTTTAAAGCTTTTTTTTCCTCCTTTCCAGGGATATAAATAGTATAACTGATTAAAATAAAAAACATAATTTTACACCAATTTTCTAATCTCATCGTATCGATATTATTTTTCTTCCAGGATTCCATAATTTGAATCAATCTTTTACAAAATGTAATTCCATCAACCAATTTTGAAGATTCCCATAAATGTGTAGTATATTTTTTGAATAATTCGTAACCCATTGAATGAGTAAGTTCGAAATGGTTCTGATAAACAGTTTCTAATTGTATCAAAACGTCTAAATTTGTAGATTTTTTATAGTCTTTGAATAACTCTGAAACTGCCAATGTAATTAATCTATTTGGTTTCCCTTTCATTGTCTCGAATAATTTTTTTTCATTAGCAATTTTAATTTCATCAGTACATCGTGGACAATTGCAATTGTTTCCTAAATGATGAACTAAGGATTCTTTTCTTAATTCTGCAGATGTGTATAAAAGTTCATGATCGTAAGAAAATGTAAGTTGTTCATCTTTGTAAATATCTCTAATTGTTTTCACGTGTATCTTGTCGTTTGCAAAATAAAAATAACAATTCGGTTCACAACTATGATTAAAATAATTTGCGAATAAAAAAAATGCATTTGCATAAATATATTCTCCAAAAAATGTTTTCATTTGTATTGAAATAAAATGAAATCTCGTAGTATCGATAATAAGTTTTCTTACTGGTATATCGGGAAATTTTATTTGCATAACTTTGACGAATCGTAAAATCTTTAAACGGTATTCCTTATTTGGTATTCCATAACTAAGTATTTCTAAAGAGGGAATAATTGCTCCTGTAGCAAAATAAAGTGCAGCTAAAGCTAAATAATTTTCCAAAATGGAAATATCACATATTTTCATGTGGTAAAATTTAACGGCATTATAACAATCTTCATTACAATATAATGAATATTTGCATCCTTTGCATGTATAACCAGTAGATTGTGTAACTATTTTCCAACAAGTCCAATTAGCACATCTAGATATATTTTCCTCCTTTCCATTTTTTAAAACATTTAATAGCAAAGGAGTTGCAAAAAAGAATTTTTCTGTAAATATTAATTCTTTCGCTTTTAAATCGCAATTTGCCGAATAATGATTGCCTTTTTCCTTGCTATAAGATAGACGTATACCGTTAAAGGACATTTTGTAATAAGAAAAATTTTAAAAATTTAAAAAGCGCTAATTTTATAAAAAAATTACAATATCTCTTCGATTAATTCGAATCTTGATTCTTCATTATTGTCTTTGTCACTATTAAGAATATCTTTACAAATATTTTCTGGAATTCCAGATTTTTCCATAAACAGTTTCTTTTTTACGGGATCATTTTCAATAGCCTTTAAAATATGAGTAATTCTTTGGATATCGAAAGGATTCGTAATTTCACCAGTTGGAAAATTTAAAAACTGTTTTTCCAATCTTCCAACTTTGTTACCTTTTGCATCATATTTAACATTTTCTATATTTTCTGGAATTCGATTTTGTCTCATCATATTAATTTTAGCACGAATTTTCTTCCTCATTTCTTCCTTTTTCTGTTGTTCGTTATTTTCTAATATTTTTTGTATATTTATATCTTTGATGAATACTTTTGCAAATTCTTCTATATCAGTCTCTGGAATATTCTTTTTTCTTTCTTTTTTCTTTTTTCCTTCATTTTTTGAAGTTTGTTTTTCTTCTATGGGATTTTTATTCTTAAAATCTAATTCCATTTATAATACTCTGAAAACTATATAATACATTGTATTGTAGATAAAGAACGGCATATCAATTTAATTTTCCATCTCTACCCATTATCCGGAAACCTAATCGTGATAATTATGCATATTATATTTTTAAGAGGATAAAAAAATATAATTCTACTTTTTTATTTTCAAGCGACTTGTAAAAAGTAAAGTGCATCCCAAAAAAAATATAAGAGAACTTAATTATTTTATTTTATAAATTACCAAAGTTGTTTCTTTACTTCGAATTTTTTCGATATCTTCTTTTGTAATATTTTCGGTAAATGGTATATTGATATATTTGATATTTGGAAACGAGAATATCTCTATTGGGGTTCTATCTAGAATAGATCCAGATAAGTGAATATAAATCAATTCTTGTCCAAAGTTTGGTATTTTTATATCTCTAACACAATTCCATGAAAGAATATTTAAATTTGTAGAAACAATATCTGGAATCGATGTAATATTTGTTTGAGAAATATTTAAAACTATCAAATTGGGAATATTCAAATTTTCCCAATTTATAATGATTGGATTTCCCTCAACATCTAATCTTTGCAGATTTGGAAATTCTAATCTTTCATTTGGGAATTCTTTTATTATATTAAATTTTAGATCGATAGAGGATAATTGTATACACTTTGAAATTGTTGGTGATATTTTGCTGATTCTACAACGAGAAAAATTGAGTTTAGTTAAATTTATGAGTTGGCCTATCCATTCTGGAAATTCATAAATAGGACATTTTGTAATTTGTAAAATATTTAAATTTGTAAGATTTTTCAAATCTGTTGGTAATAAATGTATTTCCATATCATTTATGATTAATGTTTTTAATTGTATCTGTGATTCGATTACTGTTGGAATATTTTTTAATACAAGAGAAGTTAAAATAAGCTTTTCAATTCCAGAATTTTTCATATTTATCATATTTTTTATTATTTCATTATAAGCTGTGCATTCATCGTTTAAAACTTTATGCAATACATGTTTGAAATTTTGTTTCCATTCTTTTTCATCAAAACATGAACAAGATTTTAAGAATTCTAATTGGTTTTGATAATCTTTACTGAATAACCTTTTGAAATGACAATACCAATTTTTCTGATCATCAGAAAGATCTTTATATAATTCCTCCTTACACGATTCTTGATCTATTAATTCTTGATTTTCGGACATTATACTATATACTTGAAAATATTTATTTATTCAGAAACCAATCCTCCATAAAACATTACGTAAACTATTCTTAAAAGCTCTATCAATGAAAGATTTCCAAACAAAGTATTTATAGTACCAGTAATTAGAAATATATACACTTTCGCTTTCCTAAATATATTAACAATCATAGTTCTTGATGCAAGACGATATAAATTTCATTTTAGTGATATATTGAATTTTTGCTTGGTGTGATATATAAGAAACATTTTCATATCCTACTTTGAATATGAATGTCCCCCTTGATCCAGGTATTATATAAGTAGTAATAATCAATTGGTCTACTCTGGAATGTATACCTAAATAGTTGCGTATGAAAATAAATCGGATTGAATTTCCATTAATCCTCTACATTAGAATATCTTTTTGTTGTACAATATTTTCGCAATTTATAATAGTAAAATGAATCCTAGTTTTTGGGGAAGTGCAGCATGGGATTTTTTACATCAAGTTCCTTGGTTATTTCCAAATGAAATACTTTCAAAGAAGGATTCGATAGATGTTTTAAAGTTTCTTCATTCATTTCTTAACATATTAGCTTGTCCAACTTGCAGTAAAGATGCATTGGATATTGAGAAAAAATTAAATCTTTTAAAATCCCTTATAATTCCTTTTAATAAAAATATAATGACAAGAGGAAAAATTGCACAATATGTTTATAATCTTCATAATGAAGTAAATTTAAAATTAGGATATTCGTTTTATGGAACAAATTGGAGAGATAGTTTGAAAATAAGAAAAAAGTGGGCTAAAAATATGTTTATCTTTATATTTTCCGTAGCCTGGAATTATCCAAAGATTAATGCTGATCCAGAAAAGAAAATCTTGTATGAAAAATTCTTTTCGATAGATTTACCTTTGATATTAAAATATAACGAATTAGGAAAAATATATTCGTCTTATCTTTTAATAAATCCCTTTGATAATAATGTAATGATAAATCGTACTACTGTATTTTCATGGATTTATAATCTAAAAATATCTGTTTCTCATATCTGTGGAGATACATGGAATTTTACGGATATTTGCGATTTTCTTCAAGCAATGGAAGCGAGATTAGATTGCAATGTAAGTAATGGATGTCAATAAAAAATTTTATTTTAATTGGAAAGGAATTACAGAATCTGGTATTTTATCTGATTTATACATGTTATAAAACATCGAAATGATGTTTTTCGGAATTGCTTGATGACAATTTTTTCTAGGATAACTTTCCAACATTTCGTTAAACTTTGCACCACTCGATGATTTTAATAACTGAAAATAATCCGAATCATCATCCGTTTTGCAGACATTTTGAAAAAATTTAAATAATTGTTCTCGATCTTTTACATCACTAATAATATGAATAGTATCTTCTAAAGATGCAACTAATCTTACGAAATCAGAAGATGGATTATCACAGATTAACGTTCCGCATTCTCCATGAGGTCCAAATACAGAAGATGCTAAAGCTTCTTCGTTTTCCCATGGTTTAATGAATCCTCTTCCGAAATCAATAATTACAAATACAAATCCAAAAGTTGGTACTTCAAAAATTATATCTTCGTCAAATTTATAATATAGATTTGTAGATTTTGGTACTAATCTTACCCTAACATTTTCACTATGCAAATCATTATGAATGAAACCATACAAATTTTGAGCAATACATAATCCTGCTGCTACTTGAAAAAATGCACTCCACCAAATTCGAACATCTGTCGAATCTTTTAATACTTCATACATACTCTTTGTCAAAAATTCCATCCAAATAGATTGGCATAATGTTCCATAATTATCTTCTTTATTTCTTGATCTTTTAAAAGATACTCTGTTTACGGAAGCAGCATAACATAGTGGAAAATGTGGAGACTTATTCTTTTCTACAAGTCTAGACATTATTACGCTACACATCGCATCCATATAAGATTTAGATATAACTTGATGTATCGCTTTTGGAGTTTTTATTTTTATCTTTTTGCTGTCACCTATCCACATTGTTTTTTGGTTATTGGTAATATGATTTGCTTTTATAATTACTACGAATTCTGCTCCATCTATATTCATTTGACCCATTACTACTTTTCCTTGTGATGTTTTTTTCGAAAAACGATATGTAATTATCGGAATAATCTTTTTAGTGGTGGAATCTATACATTTTCCTAGCGAAAGAAAAAGTTTTTCAAATTCATATTCTGAATATTTCATCAAACTTTGATCGAATTTTAAATTCATAGTATCATTCACGGGATCATAATTGTATGGCCAAGATATACCTAATATAGAATATAATTTTGATCTCAGAGTATTGCAAATTACTACTTGATTTTTAATAACGCTTTTGGAAAGTGTACCATTCATCATAGTATTCGAAATTTTAATAAAATTGTAATTTACTATATAATGAAACAGATCCTATTTAAAAATTTTAATTCATTAAATAGTTTTCAAAAAAAAATGAATAAAAGATTATCTCGTGGAGATATTATATATAGATCAACAATTTCAGATGATTTGTTTTTTCATGAAGGAATATATATTGGAGAAAACAAAGTAGTACATATAACAAGTAGAAATTTAGGAATATTCGTAATATCTGATTCTCTTGAAAAATTTGCAAGAAATAAAACCGTAAAAATCAAAAATACTTCGAATATTTTTACTAATGAAGAAATAGCAAAAAGAGCAGAATCGAAAATTGGACAAAGATGGCCATATGATACACTTTTGAATAATTGCGAATCTTTTACTAATTATATTTCTACTGGAGAAAAAATATCGCTTCAAGGAAATCTAACATTAAATTTAGCAAGTTTTGCAGGAATATGTTCTTATAAAAAAAAGAGAGATTTTATTAGTTTTATACTAGGAACATTTGAAGGTATACTAATATCAAGAATGATAAATAAATATATATATTCTTAATTTATTTTTTTCACTTTATATACATTGGTCAATTTGGAATCTAATATTTTTCTTCTTTCTTGAGGAGATTTATTTTCCCATAATTTGATTAATTCTAATTTTGAAATCAATTGTTGTAAATCCATTCCTATAATTTTTCCACAATCCAAACACAGATTAAATCGCAATCCATCATTATCCATCAAACCAGGAATATTTGGAAGATATTGATATTTCTTTTCTTCAAATGTGGTATAATTCTCAATTGCATTTTTCGATTCTATAGTTATATTCTTGATGTGATAACATTGAGTCATTTTTAAATATAGATTTTTTTTTTAAATGGCGTCATTTAAAGATGATCATTTATCTTTATTTTCAATAGTTTATCCAGTTTTTATAAATGTCCACTCCAAGATTAGTAAATTTAAAGAAGAAAAATCAACCCGTTTTAACGAAATGCGTATATTTGTATTACACATCGGATTGTGAATTTTGTAAAGAATTAATAAGAATACTAGTTATCGTTCCTGATTTGGCAAAAATAATTCAATGTATAGACATAAATAACTACCAAGTTGATATCAAAATTGATGCGATTCCTACCATTGATATATGTATTAAAGGACAAGATAAAAGTGTTTTATATAAATTGGAAGATGCTTTTACTTGGGTTATGCATCAATGTTATGAATTATTGGATGAACAAAAAATCAAACCTGATCAAGTTGCAAAAGTAGAATCTAGAATCAAAAATATCTTTCGTAAATTTCAAGTGCAAAAAAACGTAAAGGATAATGATATGATAAGAGAAAATACAGATTCTATCCCAAAATTCAAATCAATAACAGAAGATGGTAACGAAATGGCACATTATGATTATTCTGGAAAAAATAAAACCAAAGAATTATATAGGTATTTGTTTCAAATTATAATAATTATAGAAAATATATGGAGGAAAATAACACCAAACCTCGTCCTAGAGGAACGATTTCCGATAGAATGATATCATGGAATAATGAAAGACAGGAAATGATGAATAATTATAAAACAAAATGGGAAAAGGAAGGTATCGAAAAAGAACCAAAAACTATAAAAAGAGAAGCTTTGAAATCTATAAAAGGAATATCAGAATCACAAATGAAAGGATGGGAGACGGAAAGATTAGAAATGATGGAAGGTATTACAAACAAATATAAGGAAAGATTTAACAATCCAATTAAAATGGGAAGTTCTACTTAGGATAAATCTCTTTGAATATTTTTTACATAATATATAAAATTATTTAATCGAATTTTTAAAATGGGGATTCCTCTACAAAAATAAATTTATTGTTAGATTACAGTTTGTTTGGAAAATTAATTTATCCTGAATGGCAGTAACAGCTTCAAAAAGAACTAGATCTAAATCCCCAAGGAAATATAATACAACTGCTGCAACTAAGAAAAGAGCAGTTTCTAAATCTCCAAAGAGATCTGCAACTAAGAAAAGAGTAGTTTCTAAATCTCCAACTAAGAAAAGAGCAGTTTCTAAATCTCCAAAGAGATCTGCCAGTAAAAGAAGAACTGCATCTAAAAGAATGAAAAGATACGATGGAATGGAGGATGATGA